GTGATACAGACATGGAAGGTGTCATCAGGGATGTGCTTCAGCACGACGGCCGAATCGCCGCAGAAAAGCTGGTTCATCTTGATGCCATAGTCGGCCGCACCTGCCTGTTCCTCATCATCCATCCGTTTGACGGTGATGCGAACTAGCCTAAGTGCTGTCCTCTTGTCCTTGACCTTAGACAAGGAAGGGTCGAGCCGCACTTGTCTGGCTAACTGTAGGTCCTGACTGGTCTTACCTAGTGCTTGCTGTAGTGCAGCAGCAGTGTCTCGAACAGACCATCCGACCTTTTGATGACCACCGCCCTGTTCAGGGGGCTTGCCATGAATCTGTTGCTTGAGAAGGTGGAGTCTTTCGACCATCAACACTTCCTCAAACCAAGGTAGGTTATATCTTTTGAGGTTTTCGTGGAGCGCGATCTCCTCTATCTGATTGTCAGAAAGGTTCTCATGAACAGTAGCTTCAACCTCTGACCAACCTAACGATCGTGCGGCTGATAGACGTTTGCGTCCTGTAATGAGGACGTAACTGCCGTTCACCGAATGAACAGCTATGGGGTGTAACTGTCCTTGTTCCTTGAAAGACTCAGCTAGGTTCTGAATCTCTTCTTCATCGAGAGGTTCATCTTTCTTTAGTCCGATGTACTCGATAGGTAATCTCATGAGACCTCCGAAAAATTGCGATGCCGCACCTTCAGGTCTAGCAATTACGTGCGGTAGGACCTATGTTTCGGGTGATGTTACAATCCCTAACAAGAGCTAGTATTTAAGCACATCGCAAACCGAACTACTCTACGACGGTGTCGTCCGACTCATCCTCTTCGTCCTCGTCGTCCTCATCCTCGTCGAAGTCGTCGTCCTCGTCCTGCTCGTCGTCGGCTTCTTCCTCCTCGACGATTTCCTCGATCTCCTTGAGTTCTTCGTCGGTGGACTTCTTCTCGGTCTGCTCGTCTGCCATTGTAAACTCCCGTTGTAAAAAGAGAATGAACTCTGGCCCAGAGGCGATCTTATGCCTCTGAGCCAGATCGAAACTATCCGATGGGACGAAAGTCAGCGACCTCGTTCTGCAGACGACCCTCGTACTCGCGGTTCTTGACGTACACGAGCATCTTCTTCCCGATGGCGCTGTTGGGTTCGAACTCGTCGTTCTCCTTCAACTGGATGCCACAGGCCTCGACGAAGGGACGCGCAAAGCCCATCGCCTTCTCGTTGAACAGGCGATAGACGTTCGTGCCTGCGTAGTCCTTGCCATCCTTGCCCTTGCCCGACAGAATCTCGAACTTGTAATTCCAGTTCGTCGAGGCGTCGGTCTTGGCAGGCTTGACCTCCAGCGACTTCACGACTGCTGGATACCAGTTGGGGTCGAGCACCATGCCACCACGGAGGTCGTCTGCCGTAAATCTCATCTTCATTGTCAGGTTCCTTTCGATTGTCAGTTACAGGTCAGGTCAGGACGATGGTTAGTTTCAGGTCATCCAAATTCCTCCAATGTTTGTTGTTTGTAGATACCCAGGTGTTCCTGAATGATCGGGTAGTACAGACCATACCTGTGATGGAAGCTGGGATTCACCTCACCGTCCACCTTGGGATAGGCAGTGAAGTCAATCTCATCAGGAAGGGGCAATGCAGTCTTCGCCCAGTCTGTCCCAATGTTGTGAGTGAATGATCTGTACTGGGGCTTACCAGTAGAACCGATAGCGACATCGAAGTGATGTGCTTCGTCGAAATAGGCAGGAATCTCAGCAACCGTTTTCTTTGCGCCACTGTTGACAAGGAATCGACTAAGCGATACCTTACCTTCACGAGACTTCTCGGAGATTTGAATGACGTGTGCCGTCATGATGATGTGGCATTTAGCCGCACCTTGGTCTGCACCACTGATCACGCGCAAGGCATCGATGACTTGGTTAATGCCGTTTGCCTCGCCTGAGTAGTCTTCGATCTGCGTGAGCGCGACGCCGCCTTTCTTTAGCTTCTGCTTCCCAGCTTCTCCTCTTGCGGTAAGCATCAAGGAGATGAGCATACGTGACAAGGCAGTAAGTGAGTCCATACACAGTGCGGCGTAGGGATTGTAGGAGATGAGTGAGTCTAGCTTTGTGCACAGGTCCGCCCACGCCGTCGCTCCAGAGTAGGTGTCGAACTTGATGTGATTCTTGAACTTAGCTAGCTCAGGATGTCCGTAGTGCAACAACAACGGCCGCATCCTCTGGTCGAGGTCGAAGAAATAGATGTCGTCCTCACCGTTCGAGAAACTAGCAGCCGCGATGGTCTTACCAGTTCCCGGATCACCCTTGAACAGACAGATGAGTTTGTCACCCATAGTCATACTATCGAGACTCTGTGGCATTAGTATTTAGGTTCCTTTCGACCCCGAAGCATGTCGTGAATTACCTGTAGCGCGCCAATGATTCGAGGATACATAGGACCATCTGCAGTCCACATACCATTATTAAACTCGATGAGTGTAGCGTGATTCTTCTCAGTCTCCTCTGGATCAAGCTCTATACGAATACTCTTTACTTTCATGATCTATCCTGGTAGAATGTTAGGGATGTCCAGAGGAGGAAGATCGAACATTCCCTTTTCCTCTGTCTTCTTTTTGGTGCAGGTCTTACAGTGCGGCCTTGCGAGAATGCCATTGCTGTCTCGATAAACCAGTGTCTGTCTGCCACACACCCAACAGATCGTCTTCTTGCCGACGACCAGTTCCTCTCGGATGTAGTGCGTGCAGTCAGGAAGCGCACAGGCGTAGACGATATAGCCCTTCCCCATCTTTCGACGGAAGTATTTGTGGACGTGTTTGATGCTTGGCATGATCTTAACCTAACAGTTTAGAGGTGTCTCGTGTATGAGGACTCCAAGGTTCAACTACCCTGAACTTCGTCTGCATCTCGAACTCACGAGCCTCTGGGACTCTGGTGCAGATACGCTGGAAGATGCAACCTGAGTATTTGTCACAGGATGTGAAGTTCGGCGGCCATACGTCATTCTCCAAATAGAATGCGTAGACCTTGAGCCAGTAGGTAGCCCAATACTGCCACTCATCGATGCGACCCTGTGGATAGCTCAGGACGATACGCTGAAACCTCTCACTAGGAGTCAGCGTCTTCTGAAAACCAATTCGGTTTATGATAAGGCGTGGAATGTCCAACGCCCAGCAATAACCCATGAACTGATTCGACAGGTCACTTGGAACTTCACGCCTTGAAGCAGTTTTGTGGTCGACCGCGATGACTCCCATCGGACCATCGGCCACCAAGTCAACGATCCCTTCGTAGTCGATACGGAGATCGTCGTCCTCATATAAAGTGCGTGTGAACGATTGCTCAACTTCGAGTGCGAACCAACCGTCACCTGCGAAATGAAAAGCGTACTCTCTGAACTGCTTGAGACACTCGTTGCGGTACTCAGGCTCAAGGTCCATGTCGAAGGACGCGACGCGCCCGATCTCAGTGCAGGTATCGACAAGCTCTTTGTGGTCCATCCCGATAAACCGTGCGTATGGATGAGGAGCTTCACCAGTTCCATCTTCAAGCCGCACTGTCAAGTGATGAGGTTTGGGATTCTTGATGCGACCGTAGTAATAGGGATGAAGCATACGATGCATCAGGTCGCCCTTCTCAAGAGCTTCAGCCTTCACATGAGGACGTAGATTGAGCTTGAACTCTAGATTTGTCTTACGGCCGCACGCCATGACCGTATTCAGTATCTGACTGTCGGCAGCGATGACTCGCCTACCCATTAGTGAACCTTCCCATCACCATCGACCCAGACGCGGACGATTGGCTTGTAATATAGAAGCGACAAGGCATATGCCTCTATTGTTATCTTCTCGTCTGGTGCATAGACCAGCTTCATATCGTCGTCGAACATCAGGATAGCGCCACAGTGGAGGCAAATCGAGATGTCACCTGGCCCTGGCGCGCGCACCTTAGAGTCTGTCTCACCTGCCCTGTCAAGATAGGCAAAGCAGCGAGGACACTGACTCGGTGGCACTTCGTGGTCGACAGGTTCTTCTGTCATGCTACTTCCTGTTTGCCTCTCTTGCTCGCTCTCCGAGCCGCGTGATGCTTGAACGTGGAGAACTTGACGAGATTACCACCCCAACCCCACCACTCCTCGACACTATACTTGCGCGTGTCGAGAATGCACATTGCAACGTACATTGACGCTTCACCAATGCCACGCGCACGGAGGAGGTCAATTGGATTGGCATCCCAAAGCTGTTTGACCGTATGGATCTTCAGCTTCTTGAGAATCTTTTCGAGTCGAGCAGCGGCAATGAAATTCGCGCACCCGAGATCCTCGACCATCTCTCGACGTGTGAATGAAAGCTCACTCGACACATTGAGAACAAGGTCGTCAACCTTGTCAGCGAACGTCTTCCCGATGCACTTCTCGATCGTCTCGCGCTTCAGCATTTTCCAACTCCTGAAATAGATAAGTCTCTTTAGAAAGATCCACACCTGTCGCCTCGACCAGAGACAACTCGATGCGAAATGGTCCTGTCTCGTAGGCAAGAGTCCCGGTCATATTGACCTTTGATTCCTGCCATCCCTTGGCCTGAGCGAATTCGTTGAGATAATCAACGCCGTTCTGGTAGTAGCCAAAGAGACCAGTTTTCATGATCTCCCAACGCTGACCTGTCTTCTGCCAGACGATCAACAAACCAAGTGGTCTCATCTCTTACTCCCTACTATCTTATCAACGAGTAGCCTGGTCATCCGCTGGTAGTTCTCGATCAATCGAGTGAGGTTGGCGATTGCTGAGTCGCCACCTCTATTTTGTGCCCAGAGACTACCTGCTTCCTGACCCTTAATAAGCAGGAGCCGCTCCCTCTCAAACGAGTTGAGACTCTCCTCCACATGGATGAGAGCCTCCTCGTCTGTCCAGTGTCGAACCTCTTTCTTCACAGCTTCCACCTTTTCAAGCCCTTCGTCATGATGATGTCAGCAAGCTCTTTCATCATTTCCTGCTCGACATAGGGCACGGTGTTCTTCTGTCCCGTCAGAGCTTCCTCAATGATGTGCCGCTTGCTGGCCTTTAGGTCTGCGAGGAACTCGTCAATGGTGCTGAGTGCAATCTGGTAGGTGGCATTGATGATACTAGCCTCCGACCCGATGCGCTTGAATCGAGCCTCAGCCTGCTCCTCGTTAGCAGGATTCCACTGTTGCTCTGCCATGATACAATCTGAACAGAACTGAAGGTTCAGACCCTCTCCACTTGCGAGTGTCGAGGCAATCATCACGCGCGCCTTCGGGTTATTCTTGAACTCCATCACAACTTCGTGACGCATCTCAGGTGTCAGATCTGAGGACAAGCTGATTGGCATATCGAGGCCAAGTGCCTGACACAATGTGCAAAGCAGCGCATCGATCTTGCCGTGAACGTCCTTGTGATGCACGAAGATCGTGATCTTCCGATCCGTATCAGTGAGGAAGTCCGTCACGAAGTCCACAACCGGCTCGACCTTAGCCAAGCCTGTCAGGTGCTTCATATGAGTCATGTATTCGAGAATGCCGCCAGTCCCGAACATCTTCATCCCACCCTCGGAATTGTAGGCTTCCTCGAACTTCTTCATCAGGCGCGCGTAAGCCTCTTCAACGTCAGGGCCAAGCTCAGCGTAACGGTAAGTTCGATTCAGCTTCGGTAGATCAGGCATAACCTCGTCCTGTGTCCTTCTGATGATGAAGTCCTTCGTCTTTTCAGCGAAGTATTCGGGGTCTTGCAGACCACCTGCCTTGCGATATCCACCGTTTGTGTAGGTGTTGATGTAGTTGGACTCGAATCCTCGCAGGCTTGGGAAGCGCTCAGGCTTGAGGATGTTCAGGATCGTGAAATACTCCAGAGCGTTATTCTTGATTGGCGTGCCGCTCAGTCCCAACACGTAAGGCGAGTAGCGCGCCAATTTACGAACGCAAGCTGTCCGCGCAGCGGACGGGTTCTTGATGTTCTGTGTCTCGTCGATGATGATCGTCTTGAAACGATCTTTCATGAACTTCTCATCCTCGACCCAGGCACAGCGCCTCAGCATATCGAAGGAGATAATGACGATCTTGAACCCGTGCTCCGTCAGAGGCTTCTGATTCTTGTTTTCGATGACCTGATTCAGGACACCCTCACCAAGGAACCTATATGACTCGTGAGACCACTGATACTTGAGTGTGCTCTTAGTTACGACCAGAGCTGGCAGGGCGCGCACTCCCATATACCAGAGGAATGCGAGTGCCTGAACTGTCTTGCCAAGGCCCATCTCATCAGCGATGAGGCAACGACCGTTAGACTCAATCGCGAAAGACGCGCCCGCTTTCTGAAAGTTGTATAGCTTACGACCGTCGACGCTCTGAAACTCTTCCCACTTCTTGACGATCTCATCGACCTTGGTCTCGGACAGTGCCTCGACCATCTGGTTGTGGCCGCATTCCAACGTCAGCGACCAATACTTACCAAGCCTGTTACGCTTGACCTCCGACACAGCCTTGCCACAGTGAATGCACTTGTAGCGAAGCTGTGATTGGCCCTTGTGGACCGCGATACCTGTACTCATACTCTTGAAATGTCCTCTCCGCGTCATCTTTAAGGTGCGACGCGCGCACCGGGTAGAATAGTGACCGTAAAGGCATTGTCGGTCATGGGGATTTGTAACCAACCGTAACAAGGGACGTCATAGCGACTTAGCTCGATCCACAAGTCCAGTTCCCCTTTGCCTGTGATCAGCAGGCCAAGTGTCTAGGCTGCCTAACTGACCTTCTCTATGAGAAGGCCCGTTGCACAGTCTAGGCTCCGTTGACGTAGCGAACCAACTTCGGATCGATTGCAACGAGGCCTGCATTCAAAGCCTCATCGAATGTCTGGAATGACCTTGCTGTCACACCATGAATGAGTGTGAACCTTGCTCCACGGGTATCGATCCGATAACCGTGTTCCTTGAGAAGTGCGTACTGATGATCTCTGTCTCTGTCCATAATGAATCCTTCCTCGATGTGCAGTGCAAATTATACCACGGATCACTCAGCTTGTCAATAGGTAGAATTTACACGACTGTATGTAAATATTACACTGTTTACCTGTTCATTCGATGAACAGCTAACCTCCGTGCGTCGAAGGGACAACTACGATCCATCCCTCTTTAGCGACGTAGAGGCGTGAACCAAGCGCGCATTCCTCAAAACCGTTCGAGTGAATCACACCGTATGACAGAGTGACCAGATACTCATCGCACGAAACGCGCGCCCACTGTGTATCTGTATTCATCTCATGCCAGTCCGCTAGTGCGGCCTGTAATTCCAGCATCCGACGTTGTGCTCTAGTTTGAATAACCGCAGTCATCACACGCTACCTCATTCCATGTTGATCCACACTGTGGACAGCTCGCTTCGCGAGCCGATCTCTTACTCTTGACTACTACTTCGGTTCGTCGAGTCTTGACATCGTATACCTTGTGCCATGACCCTTGCGTGAGGTACTGCCTCACTTTGTCCTCTGACCAGTTGTCGATCTTTGCTAAGGCGCGCACCCACCATTCCCGACTCAAAGACCGAACAAACTCGTATCTGCCACAGCAGACATAACCCTGTATCCCGAGAGTCCAGTCTATCTTACGATTCTCGAGAGTCGCGTCGTCTGCATACGGTGTGACATTTATGAATGCCTTTGTTTCGTGACAGTCGCCTTGACAGCACTCATTTTTGTATCTTGCGGAGCGCTCGGCGTCGAATGCCTGGCAGTTTAGAATATACATCCTCACCCTTTAGAAGTCTCTCAAGAATCGACAGAACGTGTAGTTCGTTAGCGTCCCTTGTCTGAACTTCCTTGATTGCATCGAGAACTTGATCTGTCGTTGTCTTCACTTTGTCCCTTTAACTAGTGTCATGAGAAACTCAGCGAGACCCTCTAGAAACTGTCTGCGAACAGTCACGAATGTCGAATCGCTGTCGTTTCGTTTCACGCGCGCCACTTCGTAGAGGTCTGAGGATACCTGCTTTATTGTGCGCTTCTCATCATCAGTCATGATCGTTGATAATGTTTGCTGAGTTGATGTAATCTGTGTGCGTATCGAATGTATCTGAGCACTTCGAGCCGACCAAGCACTTCGATAGCTTCATCGATAGTCTCGACCTCATCGATCTTGACCTCGACCCTGACGCGATCACCTTTGTGATCGCGTCTGGTAATCTCTGCTGTAACTTTTCTCATTCGCCAAGCACGTAATCCGTGCCTCCTGGAGTGTTACAGACCATGAACGTATTGAAATGCGCGCACCAATCACCTGAGCTGTCGGTGCGAACTTCCTCGAATGAGCCACAGAGGAATGCCACTGACACGATGATCGCCTGTAGCATGATGAACTTGAATGCGAACTTGAGTCGACCTTTGATCATGATTTAGTATCCGTTGTGAATCCAATTTGAGATTGTCAATCCCAAATCGTGATAGTTGCTTGTCGTCCGTGTTTCCTTGATTACCTTATTCTCACGCAGGGTGACCGTGTAGTCACCCGTCCTATGTGAGTATGTCACGAATGCGTCTCTCACTTTGTCCCTTTCATCCCTTGAATGAGCTTTACTGCCATCTCACGAGTCTGACCTGCCGCGACCAGCTTGTTTACGAGGTTCTCGAATGCCTGCGATCCAGCATCACCGACCACAACTGGCTTAGCCTCTCTGGGCTTGGCTGTCTTGATTGTGCCATCTGCATTCATCGCAGGTCGAGCTTTGGCACGATATTTCTTATCTGCGGCGCGCAACTTCTCGCGCTCCTCAGA